CTTGAGAAGTCCAAGACGGATATGTTCTGGATAATCTGGCCGGGAATTAAAGTTAACGATGACTTCGACTTTAACTGGTATTTTTCGCATCACAATAGTTACGACAGAAAACAAAATCATGCATTTAAGAACGGCAAGTACTTCGACGGTATAGTACTTGCTAGCAAGCATGCACCAATAACCCGCCGAGAAGTTGAATTTCGTTTTGTAATAAACAGAAAAGAAGTTGACTACTGTGCAAGCATGCCGAAGCCGTATGATATTGTGTTCATAAGCTATAAGGAACCAAACGCAGAAAAGAATTACCATGCGTTGTTAGAAAGGTTTCCTCGAACAAAACGTGTACACAACGTTAAAGGCATACACAATGCCCATATCAAAGCAGCAGGGATTGTCGATACTGATATGTTCTGGGTAGTAGACGGCGACGCCGAGATTGAAAAAGATTTCAATTTTGATTACCAAGTAGCTCATTGGGATAAAGACTGTGTACACGTATGGCGCAGCAAAAATCCTGTAAATGACTTGACTTACGGCTACGGAGGTGTTAAACTATTACCCACAGAGCTGACAAAGAATGTTGATATTAATTCAACAGACATGACAACCAGCATAAGTTACAAGTTTAAAGCAGTACCGGAGGTGTCAAATGTAACCGCGTTCGATACAGACCCGTTTTCAACATGGCGCAGTGCTTTTAGAGAGTGTGCCAAACTAGCAAGCAGCGTAATACGAGGACAGATAGATGACGAAACAAAAGAAAGGCTTGACAAATGGTGTAACACCGATGAACGCCGTTCGAGTCAAGGGTCCTATGCAAGACGAGGCGCTATACACGGTCGTGAATTTGGGCTTTCTATTGAGTCTAGCGTTCAGTTGGGCAAGATAAACGACTTCGAGTGGCTGTACGAAAGATTTTTAGAGGAGAACAAAACTAGCGAATGAGCTATCAAGACATTCCATTTGAGGATATTACGAGCTTAGGTCAGCAAACACTATTAGATACAAACCTTTTTACAGTGTCGTGGATATTAGCCCGATTCTGTAATTATGCTTGTTCCTACTGCTGGCCTTATGCTCGTACAAGCATTCCGGATCACCGTCCTTTAGAAGTCTACAAACAAACTATAGACGAAATCAAAAGTCAAGCAAGAGCCAACGGTTTTACAGATTTTCACTTCTCTTTCTCAGGCGGCGAGCCCACAGCATACAAACACTTCGGCGAACTCATAGAACACTATGCAGATGATAACAATCCGGGTTATCAAAGTATTCACATGACTACAAACATGTCGCCGGGCAGCAAATGGTGGAAGAAATGGCTGGCCGTTACTGATACGTTAGACAGGCGCAGTATCACAGCCAGCTTTCACGGAGAGTTTGCCAACGAGCAAGAGTTTGGTGACAAGTGTTTGCAGCTACAGCGAGCAGGTGTGTACGTCACAATTAATCAGGTAATGGTTCCGGATTTATTTGACGAATACTACTCGAGGTGCAAACGTTTTGCAGATAGAGGCATAAACGTCACGTTAAAGCCTCAGAGCGACCCTACAGCAAGTTTTGTTGTGTCGGGCTACTCAGAGTCCCAGCGAGAGTTACTTCAAATTGGATTTCCACAAAATTACGAAGGCGAGGCTCTGCCGCAAGTTAGACTAGAAGACAGCCAGGGCAATAAATATTACATTGACCAAGCAGAGCGGTTTAACGCATTTGGGTTTAACAAGTTCCAGGGTTGGGATTGTAACGCAGGATACCAGAGCTGTATAATCAGAGAGCCCGGCGGCGAAGTCAAGCGTTCGTATAGCTGTCACGATCAACCACTAGGAACTATTGACAACGGCTTTACGCTGTTTCCTAGTGCACAGCCTTGTATAACACCGACGTGTGTAAGTTCAGCAGATTCAAAAATACCCAAGGTAAAGAATGAAAGTAGAAATAGCAGACGTATTGTTCTGGATGGACGCGATCAGGAACTCAGAGGACCGATATAGGACTCTTGAAAGTTTTTGGAAGGGACAAGTAAGATCTAAGGTCTGGTTAGTAGAACATCTCGAAAAGATGCTATGGCCGCCTGCTGATATTGTTATACACGGAGGATGGAACGGGGTATTAGCTAGCCTGCTATTTAATAGTGAAATAGACATCAAGCGTATTAAATCGTTTGACATAGATCCTGAGTGCGAGGAAATAGCCCGCACAGTAAATATGCGGCAACACATACAAGGAAAGTTTGAAGCAGTCACATGTGATTCATTGATAGAACGGTATAACGCTAACCTTGTTATCAATACAATCTGCGAACATTTGACACAAGAAGAATACGAACGATGGCTAACGTTAACACCGCGCGGTGCACTTATAGTATTACAGAGCAATGACTTCTTCGACTGTGGCGAACATGTTCGTTGCGCAAAAGATTTGAAAGAATTCGAAAAACAGTCAGGACTGAAGATAGTCTACAGTGACGAGTTAGAAACTCAAAAGTACACAAGATTTATGATAATTGGATTTAGAGATGTTTAAATTTACAGAGCTTGAAGATATACATTTTGAGATAACAAACAAATGCCAAGCAGCGTGCCCTATGTGTTCGCGCAATCATCACGGTGGCCAGATTAATCCGCTCATAAAGAACCAAGCCTGGACAATAGAAGATTTTAAAACAATAGCAACTCCAGAGGTATTAACCCAAATCAAAGGGTTTTATATGTGCGGCAATTTTGGCGATCCTATTATTAACACAGATCTTGTTGATATGATTGAATATGCAGCTCGTATTAATCCTGATCTAAACATTCGTATTCATACAAACGGTAGTGCAAGGACAATAGCTTGGTGGGAGCGTTTAGCGAAGGCAATGCCCAAACAGCATAATGTAATCTTTGCATTAGATGGCTTAGAGGACACGCACCACCTTTATCGCATAGGTACAGATTTTAATCGCATAATTAAAAACGCTCGCGCATTTATGAAAGCTGGCGGCAGAGCCGAATGGTGTTTTATAAAGTTCAAGCACAACGAGCATCAAGTGGACCTAGCAAGGGAAAGAGCTGAAAAAGAAGGCTTTGCTATGTTTACAGAAAAGAATAGTTCACGTTTCATCGGAAGCCCAAAGTTTCCAGTATTCAACACCCAAGGTAACACTGAGTATTATTTAGAACCGCCTAGTATGTCTGAATTGTCGTACATTACCAATGACATGGTTAGGAACTATAAAGATGTTCTTGCTGATGTTAAGATCGATTGTTACGTGAAACATACCAAAGAAATCTATATAGATGCTTATTGTAACGTGTTTCCCTGCTGTTTCCTTGCAAGTACGCCTTATAATTATGCTCCGGATACAGATATTACTAAAGAAATAAGAACTCGCATGTTAGAGCAATATCGAGAACTAAAGCAAACATTGGGTAACACAAGTGCACTAGAGCATTCGGTTAAAGATATTGTTAGTACTGAAAGTTGGCAAACAGCGTGGGACTACTATTGGACGCAGAACAAGTTGATAACCTGTGCACGAACATGCGGGCAAGTACCAAATGTACCTAAACCCAAAGACCAGTTTATCAAAGTAGTAAATTTTGAATGAGGAAAAATAAATGAAAGTATCAAAGATACCAGGCCTAGGAAACTATGGCATATTCATCGACGGTGTAGATTTTGATCACCTAACAGATGATGAATGGATGGAAATTGGTAACCTGCAAATGGACAATCTCGTTACAATTCTTAGAGATTGTAACCTAGGTTGGGAAAAGCAAACAGATCGAGTTTTGCGTTGGGGAGATACCCGCTACGGAATACGCTACAATATCTTGAAAAAGTATCCTGGCATGACTTGGACACAGGTTGTTCAAGCATCAATAGCAGACAGTCCTGAAATAGAAGATGTGGATAAACTGCGTCTTAAGAGTATTGCAAGAATGCAAGAGCATAGTCCAGAAGGCAAACACGTTATGCGTGTAAGCGGCCGGCGCGACGAGAATGGCAATGCTCTTGGTATGTTTGCAGAAGGCGAACTGCTGTGGCACTCAAACGAAAGCGGCAATTTAGCATTTACGCCAGGTGTTAGTCTACTAGGCGCCGAGAATATGATTGGTTCGTCGACTGGGTTCTTAACTACTCCTGATTACTATGAAAATGTCTCTGAAAGGTTTCGCTCTGAACTTGACGAAATGGTGTTGATTCACAAGTTTACACCGGGAAAGATCAATCCCGGACTGCGTATGGAACAAGACGAAGTAATGCACAGTAATATGTGTCCTACGGACGGTGTTGAAATCCCGATAGTAATTCAAAGTCCAGGCGGCATCAAAGGTTTGCATTACTCTGTAAACACAATTTACAGCATCAAAGGTATGTCAGAAGAAGACAGTCAGAAAGTGTTTGATGAGATTAATAAGGAGTTGTTCGTTGATAAGTACATTTACGATCACGAATATAAGAGCAATAATGATTTGTTAATGTTCGATAATTCAATTACTTTGCACAGAAGGTTAGGCGATATCAAAGATCGGTTGTGTTACCGTATACAACATGACTACTCGAACCTGCAGGACGGTTTTTGGCAGCCTTACTTACAAGAGCCTTACAAGAGTAGATAC